CAGAAGCAATAGAAATGAGGGGTTTGCGCTCTTTGAATTTTTCCTTGATAAGGCGGGCCATTTCGGGACCTTGGACGAATGACTGAACTTTGCCGCTCTCTAGGGCATAAATCGCATACTCGGCACTATTACCGATATAAACACGCCTCCTGTAGTTGAATTGTTGTGGCGGATAAAATCGTGCTTTTATCTGGTAGCTCTTACCTTTTTGTTTACGCAGGTCGCTCCAAGGGGCGTAATCCTCGACCTTGTCTACCGGCTGAATCGGGGAAGAAGCCGCTTTCCAACTGGAAGCAAAAAAGCCGGTATAAACAGGGCTACGCTTTTTGGTCGCCAGTCGCCGCATTGTCGTACGGACTAGATCATTGAAGCTTGCCTGCATGTGGGCCTCAAGATCAGGCATGATTTGATCTACCGACTTTCGCTTAGCCATCAGAAGCGCACCAGCAGAATGTAGAGGTACTCTTGACCGCCGCGATAAGTGCGGATGTCAGTTATCTGGGCAGTTCGAGCGGCACCTGCATAGGTAAGCGTTACTTGGTCCTCAAACGTTGGCTGGTTATTACCGATTTTGTCTGGGGTTATGTAAATTTTGGCCTGGCGTTCTTCGCGGCCTTCCTCTTCCTGAGAAACGACAAATTCGACGGGGACTTTGATGCTGGAGTAGCTGGTGTCGGTTGTCGTTAGTGCGCCAGTTGCATAGTTGTAGCTGGGGGACGCTTTGCGGGTGTAGGTGATGCTGGTGTCGAGGGCAGTACCAAGGTCTGATACCACTGATTTGGCGACGCTTTTGAAGAGGCTGTCGAGAGTGCCGGCCATGATTAACCCCTCACAACACGTACTTGATAGCTGCCGCTACCTCCAAGGCAATAAGCACCGAGATAAGACTGCAGCCAAGGATAAACATCGAAGACGTTGTTGATGGTGCCAACAGCTTGGCTGGATTTGTTGTATTTGACTTCGATGTCGCCCAGTTTGACGGCTTCGTAGAGGCCGGTTTCGCCTGTGGCGTCGGTGATAGCGCCGGTGTCGTTGGCTAATGCGCGTGCCAGCTCGTAGGTGGCGTATTTGATGTCGGCGGGGGTGGCGCTGCAGACCAGCTCGACGTTATCGACGTGGTAATTGTTGCGAGGCCATTTCAGCGCTTGGTCGTTGTCGCAACGGTCGCCGTAAAAGTTCAGGCTGTCGATCCAGCGGGTCGCGGAAATTAGCGAGCGGTTCTTTTGGTCGTCCGTTTTGTCGTCCCAGGTGGCAGAGCTGGGTACGGTCTCGAAGTAGGTATTTGCCTCGGCCAGCGTCACATAGCTGTTAGCGGAGGCGCTACTCAATGTGGCGTTGATCGTGGCGGCCACAACTACTACACGTACTTTCTTGCAGTGTAGCGCTAATAAAAAAGCCCCACCGAAGTGGGGCCGAGGTTGGATCTGAAACCGCTAGTTAGGGGATAGCGGTGGTGTCCAGAGGGGTGTTCACGATCACTTCGACCATTGGGATCAGGTCGATGTCGTAGGTGACGCTCCAGTTGCCCGAGGTGGCCAGGGTGGCGTTGGTCGGGTTGTCGTTGGCGGAGGTCCACTTGGTGCCCATCACGTGGTAGGCAGAGTGGTAGTCAACCGAGAGCACGTCCTGCTTGGACAGGATGTTGCGGTCGGCCTCGATGCGGAGGTCCTGCTGGACGCCTTCGAGGATGCTGCCGCCCTTGGCAAGGAAGCAACGGAACTCGCTGATGTGGGTGCTGGTGCCAGGACGGACAGTGTTGACTGCGGGGTCCATGATCACGCGCATACCGGCGAATTCGCCGATCGAACGTGCACCAACGCCGACGCCGCCGCCACCCCAGGTCACAGCGCCGGAAGCGGCGAGTGCGGAGGTGGAGAAGGTCAGCAGGCCAACCTGATACAGGTAGAAGCCGACGGAGGGGTGGACAACCAGGGTGTCCAGCTCGTCGCCGCGCTCACCCAGAAGGGCGCGGGCGCGGGCCACGGTGGCAGCGGTCAGGAAGTTGGCTTCGGCTTGGCCGCTGGTGGCGCCAACAGCAACGTCCAGGGAGTGGCCGCCCAGGGCAGAAGCGAACAGACCAGCAAGCTGGGAGAACAGGCGGGCGCTGTTCAGCTTGTTGATGGCATCGGCCAGCTGGTTGCGGATGTGAAGCATGGGGTCTTCACCGGCCGCGAGCATCGCAACGTCATCCACGGCATACGCGAAACCGCGATGGCAGATGGTGGCGATTTGGGTGGCAGTGCCGATCTTCTGGGGGGTCAGGTAGCCAGCGGTGCTGGTGCCCCAGGTGGCGGTCCCGTTCATGATCTCCTCGGTGGGAGACACGGGGTTGAACTCGGGAACTTGGATGCGGGTGCCGCCTTCGCGGGCATCCAGCAGGGCGTTGCGAACAACGGCGCCGCTCTTCAGGAAGAGGCTGCGCTCTTTGATCGCCTCAGACACGTAGGTGCTGAGATTATTGCGCTTGACGATGTCCGCCAGAAGGACACCGCCGGAATAGTTCTGAAACGGCGCGGCCATTTCAAACTCCAGGGGAAAGGTTTACGTGGTTCAAGTCACAGACTTGAGTGGTGTCCCACGGGGACTTAGCGACCCGCCTCTCTCTTGAGCACAGCTGCAAGATCGGGGTCGCTAGCTTCCAAGGCCATTTGCCTCGTTAGGTTAATACTACCCTCCTTGTAAGGATTAGTCATTCCAGGCGCAATCGTCGCGTTTGGAGTGGGCTTGGCGCCCATTCCAGCTGCACTGCTTGGCTTGAAATGATGCTCGAATCCAGAACCAGGGTTCTTGAGGTTGGAGAGGTAAGTATTGATATCCTGCTCCACGCCGCCGTTCAAAATGACAACGCTGCCGGTGTCGTTTTTGCGGAGATTGTTTTGCAGGAGTTGCAGCATTTGCTCCGCGTTGATCGCGCCAGATTGGCTGATCGCGGACAGAGCGCTGGTGCGGGTGGTGGCCTGCTCGTTGGAAGTGCGGAGTTCTTCCAGCTGGCGGTTTAGTTCGGCGATTTGAAGGTCTTTTTCTTGGGCGGTTTTGTTGGCTTCCTCCCAGAGATCCTTCCACTGGCCTTGGTCTTCCAGCGTTTTCTTGCGCTGGTCGTCCTGCTTTTTGTAGACCTCGTCGAGCTTGGTTTTGATGCCTTGGAATTTTTCCTCGGCTTCGACCGCCTGATTCTTCAACGCAGCAAGCTGACCTTCATACTCAGCTCGAAGTTGAGCTGATTGGTCAGGTTGGGGAGCGGTGTCGGTTCCAGCCACAGGCTGGGCAGGAGTCTCCACGGGAAATTCCTGGATGACTTGCTCTTCCATACTCAGTATTCGTCCTTAGTGATTTGGGGAGTGGTGTCTTCGGTCTTGGTGCGGCGTTTTGCCTTAGGGGGTTCTACAGGCGCAGCGTCAGCACGACCGACATAGGCGTCGGTCAAATCCACAAGTTGCCACTTGTAGGTGCCGTCTGGTTGCAGAACTTCGTCAAGCGATAGAGCCATGACAAAGATACACAGTGCAGTAATACTTTACTGCACTAGAGCATTTCGTCCTCTGCTACTTCCTGCTCGGGAGTTTCCAGCAGTTCTTCTTCGGCCGTGGATTCGGTAGCTGTGGGAAGAATTTCGCCTTGGACCAGGATTTGACGGAATTCGTCGCGGTCCATTACGCCCTGCTCGAAGAGGGCGTTCAAAGCGGTGATGTCTTGGCCGATTAGACGGTCGAGGTCGAAGTCACGGCTGATCTTGACTTCGGGGGGCTCCAGCTGGAGGTAGCGGGCGGCCAAATTGAAGGCGCCTTGCAGGGTCTGCTCCAGGTCCATGGAGACCATGGACAGCATGGAGTTGGTGTCTACGCGGTCGAGGCGGCGGGCGTCGGCAGATTCAGCGACGAATTTCTGCTGGCTCAGGGTGCTGATGCCCAGCGTTGCCATCTGCTGCTGGAGTTCGCGGATTTCGTTGGATTGGGCTTCGAATGCGCTAGATGCGGGCTCCACGTAGTAGACCTTGTTGCCCGGTTGGGTGGCTATTGCGTAGTTCACGCTGACCGCCATGTCCTTGGTCTGGTCGTCCCAGCCCTCAAGGACGAGCATGGGTTGGGAGGCGATGTGGAGGCTGTGGATGAGGTCGGCTTGGCGCTGGAAGTGGGCCAGGTTTAGGTAAGCGATGTCCAGCAGCGGGGGCTTGCTGACCAGCGTGTCGGTCTTGTTGGAGTACAGCGTGACGAGCGGAATTTCGCCCAGGCTGTAATCGCCGGATTCCACCAGCTCAAAGTCAGAAGTGCTGGTCGTTGCATCGAAGGCATTCGGATAAGGGAAGCCGCCGACTTGTTCTTTCTTGGTTTCTGTCTGGCGGAAAATGCGGTAGCGACCCGGTTCGATGACGCGGACTTGGTCGTACACCTTTTCGCCGAAGTCGCCGTCGGGGAGGACAGCCTTTTCTGCGATGCGGACTTGGATCAGGTTGCCGTAGTTGACCTCGCGGTCGAGACGCCAGCCGTAGATGTTGGCGGGGTCAATCTCGATCCAGTAGGGGCGGCGGTTGAGGGCACGCTCTTCGGCAAGGCTGCGGGCGCCAGTGGGGGCTGGGAAATCGACCAGGGTGTGGCTGTGGCCGTAGGTCAATGCGCAGATCAGGCTGCGGCGGGCGTACTCGTCCAGGTCGGAGCCGCAACCAT